TCTACGAGATGACAACCCAGACGCCGAAAATCGTTCTTTTGCTTGGCATAAACACCTTTTACCGCAGCAAATGGAGTATATTGCAGACGAAAACCGTCTAAAAACAGCTCTTTGCAGCCGTCGGGCCGGTAAAACCTATGCTTCTTGCTACTATCTTATTGAAACAGCAATGAAGTATGCAGAATCGACTAGTGCTTACATTGCATTGACTAGAGCAAGCGCCAAAAAGCTCATGTGGTCCGAATTGCAACGTGCAAACCGTAAATACTACCTAAATATTCACTTTAATAACTCAGAATTGACCGCAACCTTCCCAAATCACAGCCAAATTATGCTCACCGGCGCTAATGACGAAGCAGATATCGATAAACTGCGTGGTCTGAAATATCAGTTGGTCATTCTCGATGAGGCTGGTTCCTTTGGTCGTCACATTGATGCACTGGTAGAAGAAGTATTGGAGCCTGCGCTTATTGACTGCGACGGCACCTTGGCAATGATTGGGACTCCTACCGCAAGCTGTTCAGGATTTTTTTATGAGGCATCGACAGGACTTAGGCCGGGCTTTTCGCAGCATCACTGGACCATCCTTGAGAACTCATACATCCCACACGCAGGGGAGTATCTCGACCGTAAGCGAGAGAGCAAAGGATGGGGAGACGACAATCCGGTATACCTGCGAGAGTGGTGTGGTCGATGGGTTCGCTCAGACGATTCGCTTGTCTACCGATACCATAGCCACAACATTGTCGACGGACTGCCAGATGACTACGACTTCGAATACATTCTTGGAGTCGACCTCGGATATCACGATGCGACCGCGTTCGTCGTCATGGCTTATAGTCGAGACCTACCGTATGTCTTTATCGTCGACTGCCAAAAACAATCAAAGATGTTGCCCACCGACATTGCAGAGCGAATTAGTGATCTTGCCGCTGAGTACGACTTCACAAGAATCGTCGCCGACACAGGTGGATTGGGTAAGTCTATTGTTGAAGAGTTTAAAGTTCGCTATGGGCTTCCGATTTACCCGGCGGAAAAAACCAAGAAGATGAGTTACATCGACATGATGAACTCTGACCTGGCCGATGGCATCCTCAAGGTAACACGGGGGTCTGACATTTTAGACGAGTGGCAGAATCTTCAATGGGATGAGCACCACCGCAAAGAGGACGCACGTTTCGAGAATCACCTTGCCGATGCTGCGCTTTACGCTTGGCGAGAGTGCAGGCACTATAGATACGAGGCCCCAATAGAGCCTCCAAAGTATGGTACTCCAGAGTACTGGGAGATGATTGAGGACAAGCATTGGGCTGAGTCAGCAAAAAATCTCGACCGTAACGAATCAGACAGATGGTGGGCTGCGGGCACATCGATTGAGAGGCTGCAATGATTGGCAAGAGCGCGTACATGGATCAAAAGTTCTGGTGGGAGTCGGAAGAGGAGAACCCCCAGCAGTTAATTTACTCTCTTCTCGAGAACCTCAAAGATCGAATTGAGACACGCGCCGACCACGACGTATTGCATCTGTCTCTTTTTGAGAACTACTACAACAACGCGCTAAACCCCGCAGGATACAAAACAGGCACTCTTTTCGACGATGACCGTGTTACGTTCAATGTTATTGCATCGTGCTGCAATACAGTTACCGCTAAGATTGCCAAAACGAGACCGCGCCCTATCTTCCTGACAAGCGGCGGCGACTTTAGCCTTAAGCGCAAGGCTAAGCTGTTGACCAAGTTTGTTGATGGCATGTTCTATCAGACCGACCTCTACAATATAATGCAGCGCGTCTTTCTCGATAGCTGTGTCTTTGGCACTGGTGTCCTGAAGGTTTTCATTGAAGACAACCAGGTAAAAGTAGACCGGGTATTTCCTAGCGAAATTATCGTTGATGAGTACGAGGCCCGATATGGCGAGCCGCGTCAAATGTTTCAGCGTAAGGTTATGCCTCGCGAAGTCGTTGCTGGCCTTTACCCCAATCACCATGAGGAGATTGCAGCGGCAGCACCGTGCGACCCCGAGGACCGCAGCTACAACACCGGTGATATGATTGAGGTAATCGAGGCTTGGCACATTCCCTCGTCTCAAAACACAGATGATGGCCGACACGTCATATGCATTGATAACGCTACTCTTTTTGACGAGAAGTATACCAAAGATTACTTCCCGTTTGTTACGTTGCGTTGGTCACGCCGCATGCTTGGTTACTATGGCCAGGGCTTAGCTGAGCAACTTCGTGGCATCCAGGCAGAGATTAACCAACTGCTTCTTAACATTCAGGAGCAGATGAACCTGGCGACACCAAAGGTGTTTCTTGAGCGCGGGTCGCAGGTAGCCAAAGAGCAGATTAACAATCAGACTTGGGGCATCATTGAGTACGAGGGCCAACCACCACGATTTTTTGTGCCTCAGACTGTGGCGGGTGAGGTATTCAGTCACCTCGACCGACTCTACAACCGAGCATATGAGATCTCTGGCATCAGTCAATTATCCGCAACGAGTCTTAAGCCTGCGGGCTTGGAGTCTGGTGTTGCGCTGCGTGAGTACAGCGACATCGAAACTGAGCGTTTTGTGATTGTTGGTCAGGCATATGAGAAGGCGTTCTTAGAGGTAGCGCGTCAGATGATTGACCTCGCCAAGGACGTATCAGAGCAGGGCAAAACTTATGAGGTCATTTCTTATGGCGACAAAGACATAGAGAAGATAAAGTGGTCGGAAATTAAACTGCGTGAAGACCAGTATCGGATGAAAGTTTATCCGGCGAGTCTTCTCCCGACCACGCCAGCCGCACGTTTGCAGACAGTCATTGAGATGTCGCAGGCAGGTTTGCTTGATAAGGCGGAGACTCGTAGTCTTCTCGATTTTCCTGACATTGAGCAATACAACAAGTTGGCGACAGCCCCTCTCGATGAGGCTGAAATGCTGGTCGAAGAGATCCTGGAAAAGGGTAAGTACCATCCGCCAGAGCCTTTCAGTAATCTACAACTTCACCTACAGTTCTTTCAGCGGGCATATATCGAGGCAAAGGTAAACGGTGCCCCTGAAGATCGTTTAGCTTTGATGAGACAGTATATGCAGAGTTGCTTTCAGCTACTCCAACCACCGGCACCACCAGTCGCTGCCATGCCTGGAGGAACCCCAATGGCTGGTGGTCCGCTACCTACCGAATTAACGCCTACGGCGACTCCGCCGAAGGAAGCTATTGATGCGCTGGCAGAAGCAGAATTGCCAGCCCCACAAGTAACTGGTGCCACGACAGAAAGCGTGCCAGTTTAAAGGAGAGAGCATGTCTGAAGAGGGACAAGTTGCAGAAGCAGAAGTTCAACCAGTACCTGATATGGGAGACACTTCTGGAGGAGCTGATGGAGGAGCCTCCGGAGGAGATGACGTTTCACATGAAACAACTGGAGCGGATGATAATAACGATGGAGTGGAGAGCAGCGATGCAGGAACTCCCCCCGAACCAGCGCCCGACCCATTCAGCAGGCGATTTGCTCAACTAGCCCGTGAACAGAAGAAGTTGCGCCAAGAGCGCGACGAGATGAAGCGTGTTCAGCAAGAGCTTGATGCACGCAAGAATACGGTCTCATCCTACGATGACCTACAAAAGCTTGCACGGGAGAACCCTTACGAGGTCATGCAGAAGCTAGGGCTAGACTACGAAGCCCTCAGTCGACAAGTCCTACAAGATGGCGAGATTACCCCTGAGCAGAAGATGGCGGGGGAGATGAAACGCCTCCGAGATGAAATTGATTCTATGAAAGCCGAGCGAGCAGAGCTTGTGAAGCAGGAGGAGGCGAAGAAATATCAGGACACATACGGTCGTTTTGTTGACGAGATCAAAACTTTTGTGGACAATACAGATGAGTTTGACTTCGTTAAGGCAAATAACGCCTACCACGTCGTCGCTGAGGTTATGCAAGAGCATTACAACAGCACGCAAGACGTTATGAGCTACGACGATGCTGCCAAGATGGTTGAGGACTACTACGAGGCTGAAGCAGAAAAGTATCTCAAGGTACCGAAACTAGAGCAGAGACTCAAAGAGCGTTACGCTCCAGCGAAAACAGGGCCCGTGGCTGGGCAAGAAAAAGAGGAAGTGCAAACTTCTGAAAAAACGCCGCCAAAAACTTTAACAAATACCCAGGTGCAGCGTGCGCCAGGGGATAAGCCCGCGAAGCTTAGCCGCCAGCAGTCTATCGATGTGCTGGTCAATAAGTACGGGTCAAGTCTGTTTCGCCAGGAGTAGGATGAGCTTGCTCCTGTAAGGAGTGAGTTATGCCAACTTCATTAAATCTCGACAACGTAACCCAGGCGCTCAAGGAGCATTATAAGCCCTTGACCGTCAAAAACATGGTCTACAAGGACAACCCACTGCTCGCCCTCATGCCTAAGTATGAGCGGTTCGGCGGTGAGAACATGCCGATTCCAACTCAATACGGAATTGCCAACCGTCGCTCTGCAACTTTCTCTACCGGTCAAGGTCTGAACACAGCAACCGAGCTTGCACGATTCGTTCTTACTCGTGTTCGGGATTACTCTTTCGCTAGCATCACCGGCGAAACCATCAAGGCTACTGAGGGCGCAGCGGATGCGTTCCTTAAGTATGCAACTCTTGAGATCGACGGCGCTATTCAGTCGCTTACTCGATCTCTCGCGGTCTCTATGTATGGCGATGGTTCTGGGCAGATTGGCACTGTTGGTGCGCTCTCTGCGAACACTAACGGTACGGGTCGAACAATTACCCTGACTAATAGTGAAAACGTAACCAATTTTGAAGTTGGTATGGTTTTGCGCTTTGCGGATAACACCACATCTGCGTTGGATTCAGATACCTTACAATTACCGCTGTAAATCGTGACGACGGAATTCTGACTGGGACCGTCGCAAACGGTGGCAACTTTGCGATTACAAACGCAATCTTTCAAGATGGCGATTACGTCAGTGCTAGTGATCGACTAAAGATCACCGGTCTAGGAGGATGGCTACCTGCGACGGCTCCTGATGCAACTCTTTTCTTTGGTCAAGACCGAAGTAAGGATGTTACACGTCTAGGGGGCGTTCGATTCAATGGTGCAAATCAGCCGATTGAAGAGGCGCTTATTGGGGCTGCAAGCCGTCTTGCTCGTGAAGGTGGATCGCCAACTCACTGCTTCATGGATTACGCACAATTCTCAAATCTTGAGAAGGCGCTTGGCTCAAAGGTTGTTTACGACAAAGTAAGCAGCGATGATGCAGATGTCGGCTTTCAATCACTTACGATCATTGGACCGAAAGGTCCTATTCAGATTGTCGCTGATCAAAACTGCACCCCTGATGTTGCATTTATGCTTCAGATGGACACTTGGACGCTCAACAGTCTTGGCGCTGCTCCACACATTCTTGACCTTGATGGCAACCGTATGCTTCGTGAAGCATCTGCGGACGCTTACGAGGTTCGAGTTGGCTTCTACGGAAACGTTGCCTGCACCGCACCAGGATACAATTGCCGCGTCGCTCTAGCATAAGGAGAGTGAAAGATGGCTAACAGAAGATTCAATGATGTTCAGGCGCTTAACCGAGAGGTTAAGTTGATTGCTGGTCGTGCCTCAGTAGACAGTAGCGGAGACGCCACTTTGGTCGATGGCCTAGGTATTGCGTCTATCGCGCACCCTGGCACTGGCAGGTACACGGTGACGTTGGAGGACCAGTATACGGGACTGCTTTTTTATAGCGCCAGTCATGCTCAGTTGGCGGGAAGTCAAAAACTTTTTGCTCAAATTGAAAATCATCGAGTAACCACGACCAACAAAGATGTTGAGATCAATTTCTTTGACGACGGTGGTACTGCGGATGATCCAAATGATGGTTCAGAGTTTAGCTTTTTCTTAGTGCTGCGCAATAGCTCAGTAGAGTAGGAGCGAGCATGAAGGGCAAAGGCAAAGGTCTTGCGGTCATGATTCTGGAGAAAGCCAAAGGCAAAAATGCCGATGGCTCTTCAGATGATGATTATGGCAAGGCAAAAGAAGATGCGGGAAGACGCATGGCTTCAGCCATCAAAGAAGACGACGGTGCTGCATTTGTCGACGCACTTGATGACTATCTAGACATGCGTGCGTAAGGAGGGGTATCGGCATGGCGAATGTTGAGTTTTCGACGCTTAAGCAACGTGCTCAGCGTCGTGCTGATATGGTCAACAGCTCATTTGTGAGTGATGACGAAATCAAAGATTACGTCAATTCAAGCATAGCTGAGCTGTATGACTACCTCGTAAAAAGCTACGAGGACTATTTTGTCTCTGAGCAAGCATATACCATCCCTCTTGCGACCGGGGGTGCAAGTTTGCCAGCAGACTTCTACAAGGCCTTGGGTGTGGATTATGAGTCTGGCGGGATCACGTCTACACTCAGGGCCTACTCCTTTACCGAGCGTAACGTCTACAATACGCCATTTGCCGTTATCGATCGATTGGCCCAGCCAATGTACAAGGTCGAGGGCTCTAAGATTAAGCTTATTCCTGAGAACTCGGCATCTGGGACAATCACATTGCTTTATGTGCCGTTGGCTCCAGAGTATCCAAATGCGAACCCGTCAGGTAATCAGGTAGAGTTTATCATTCCAGGCTTTGTTGAGTACGTGGTTGTGGCGACAGCAATTCGTATGCTTATGAAAGAGGAGTCTGACGTTTCTGCTCTCGAGCGTGAGCGTCAACAACTCGCTAGTCGTATTATTCGAGCTATCACGCCGCGTGACGCCAGTGGCTCACACGCGATTCGCGATGTCCGTAAGGGTCGATACAGAGACGACTTTATTCTTCGCTACTAGGGGTGAGGCATGGCTAATAAATTTCAAAGCCAGTTTCATTTGCCCCAGGGTTTACTTGGGTTGCAGGGCGGCATTCAGAAATTTGCTGACTCCGTTACTGAAAGCGTTATTTTAGATGGTGCTCTGATTGAGGATATTGACCTTAAGAGCGGGCAAGATAACGTCGTTGGACACACATTAGGTAGACCTATCACCGGTTATATTCCCGTCCGTATGAGTGCTGACTCAAACGTGTTTGATGCCTCAGGTGTTGGCGGCAATTTATCTCGCGAGTTTAAGGTGAGATGCTCTGCTGATGTTACAGTTACTTTTTGGGTATTTTAATGGCACTGCAAAAACAAACTATCTCGTTTTCAATGCTCAAGGGGTCGGATGAGAAAACTTCTCTGCCAGCATCCCAGCCCGGAGGTGTTGAAAGCGCAAAAAACGTTGTTTTTAATAAAACAGGCGAAGTGCAAAAACGACACGGTTTTGAGA